AGAACCTCAACTTCCACGAACTTGACTCTATTATTACACGTCTAGGAGTTAATAGTAAGATTGTATTTGCAGGTGACGCTGCACAAACTGACTTGACCAAAGCTCATGAGAAAACTGGTATCATGGACTTTAAGAAGATTATTGATGACATGGATGAATTCGAGAGTATTGAATTTGGTATTGATGACATCGTTAGATCTGGTCTAGTCAAATCGTATTTGATTAGTAAGATGAACCTTGGCATTTAAACATTTAAACATACATAACTTTCCAGAGTTAAAAGCAACAACAACTAAACAGGGTAGGAGGTATCTCGTTGATGGTACGTCCTACCCTTCTGTTACAACTGTGATAGGTCATTCTAAAAAGAAATCTATCATGGAGTGGAGAAATAGAGTTGGTGAGGAGGAAGCAAATAAGATTACAAAACGTGCTACAACTCGTGGTAACAAGTGTCATAAGTTAGCAGAGTTATATGTCAAGAATCAAGATATTAGTAAATATAAGGATGATCCACTATCAATGGGGTTATTCTACCAGATTAAACCACATATAGATAGTATTAACAATATACATGCAATTGAAGCACCTCTATCAAGTAAGGTGTTGAAGTTGGCAGGTCGAGTGGATTGTATTGCGGAGTATAAGGGAGAACTTGCAATAATAGATTTTAAAACATCAACTAAGACGAAACGTGAAGAGTGGATACACGACTACTTTGCACAAGAGACAGCATATGCTATAATGTTTCAAGAGCTAACAGGATTACAAGTTAAGAAGTTAGTGACCATCATAGCCTGTGAGACAGGTGAACCCCAAGTTTTTGAAATTTATGACAAGTTTAAGTATGCTCGCAAACTTAAAGAGTACATCGACACCTACAAACAAGCATATGGCGAGTGGTAAGATAGATGAAGTCTTTGAAGAGAATTTTATGACTGCTGCAAAGTTTTCAGTAGAAATAGAAAAGATAGTTAAAGATTCAAACCTCAACTACATTGAAGCAGTAGTTCAATTTTGCGAAGATAAGAATATAGAATTAGATGGAGTTAATAAGTTAATCTCCAAACCATTAAAAGAGAAATTAAAGTTTGAGGCACAACGTCTAAATTTTATGAAACGTACCTCAAGAGGTCTGTTGAAACTGTGACAGGTTTTGAAGTTTACAAGATGTATCTTGCTCTGAAACTTCATTTTACTTCCGACACTTATGATTATTTCCAATATGGTGGAAATGCTAAGGCATCACAGGTTTCTTTTGATCAACGAAAAGATAAGTTCTTTTTTGTCAAACTCTCAAGGAAGTTCAAGGACTTCGAGCTACGCGAATTTTTTGTAGCAAACCTAACAGCAGAGGACAAGGTATATCCTGCTACATTGGTCAGAGAAGGTGCCAAGAATTATGCTGAGTATACCAAACGCAAAGAATCTCTGAGTTATCACTTCAAAGAGGATGTGGCAACACTCCATGAAACTCATAGTAGATTCGATGATCTCTTCAAAGTAGAAGGAGTACACCCTCCCTTGCTAAAATCATTTTTAGGTGGTAGAATATGTTTGGAGACACTTACCATATTCAACAAGATCTTCCAGTATGTTCCTCAGTTTGATAAACAAATCAAGGAGGAGATAGTCTGGAAGCCTTTGAGAAATAAGGTAGTGAAGTACGACCCATTCTTACATATAGACTTGGGTAAATATAAGAAAATAGTTAAAGCACAGTACTTATGAGTAAATTCTTTAAATCTGAGATTGTTCAACAAGAACTTGAAAAGATGCAAGAACTGTATCTAGAGATCAATCGCATGGGACTTATACTAAGTGTCGATGAGAAACGTGAACAACTTCTGAAGATGATGGAACTCATAAATGTACAGCAGACTATGTACATGCGTGTTACATTATCTGAGGATCCTGACGCAAAACAGTTAGTTCAGCAAGTCAAACAGGCAGCAACCATGCTTGGAATGCCACCTGCTGACATAGGACCTCAATTTTATAACACATTGAAGGAAAATGTACAGAAAATGATAGACCAATTACCTAAATAATCACAATGCCATTATTTTTAATCGTCTTGGGTGCATCATCAGTTGGTGCTGCAATTGCCCTTTACATACTTCGTAAATACGACCCACATAATTAATGACAGTTATTGACACTCGATATTATGCTAAAGAATTTCCTGATGCTGAACGAGTAAATCCTGTACTCCTTGATCTCTATAAGACTGAAAAGGAACGACAGGTCGCAGCGTTCAAAGAAGGAAAGCGAGATATGTACCCATGGCGGTTCTTTCTCGAACAAAGAGATAAGGTGGAAGAAGTTGACGCTCTACTCACATGGATAGAGAGTTGTATTCCTAAATTATCTTTTATCTTCTCAAATACCTCAATGCCTGAGATTGCAGCAGATGCATATCTTGCTGATTCTAAGGAATGGGATATATCTAAAGGTATCTTTCCTTGGGGTGGTGGCGGAGAATGCGGTTTCGATCCATACGGATTTGAGATCATGGATGCATGGGGTATGTACTACCTTAAGGGAGAAAATATTATAAGACATAATCATTTTCCATATCCATTAGCATTCGTATATTATGTGAATACTCCTGAGGGGTGTTCATCCGTTATATTAGAAGATAAACAACTTGATCCCGAAGCAGGACAGATACTGTTCTTTGAAGGGCATCTATGGCACGAAGTACCGCCTGCACCAGTAGACGGACGTTGTGTAATATCTGGTCTAGTAAGTTATTCCAACCATAGATTTGTAAAATGAAATTAACTCAAGAAGTAATCGACCAAATACAGGAAGCGATGAACCATACTAAGAAGAATGGAGACATCAACTGGGTCGATGGAGACGAGATAGATGTATGTCTCGCAGGAACATTCGCTGCTGATAGGTTCATAGTTATCCACAACAGAACCAAAAGTAGCACGTCAAAACACAATTTTATCAAATGAGATTAGCCGTACTCTGCTCTGGAAATGGATCAAATTTCGAGAACATTGTGCGAACGTGTAGATCTGACGAAGTTGTGTTGATGATCCATAACAAAAAGAAGTGTGGAGCAGCAAAAAGAGCAGATAAGTTTGGAATACCTCATTCATATATCGAATCTACTGATGAAGTCAATATGATTCGACTTATTCAAGCATGGAATGTTGACTTGGTAGTATTAGCAGGTTGGATGCGAATCGTTACAAAAGATTTTATTGATGCATTTCGTGGTAGAATAATTAATGTACACCCTTCACTTTTACCTAAGTATAAGGGGTTACATGCAATACAGCAAGCAATAGACGCAGGTGAAACTGAAACTGGTGCTACTGTACATTACGTAAACGAAGAACTCGATGGTGGTGAGATCATCATCCAGTCTAAAGTACCCATCCTACACAATGACGACATTAAATCACTCACGAAAGCCATACAGAGACGTGAGTACGCAATCCTACCAGAGGCTATTAAACATGTTAAGCACAAACTACAGAAACAAGATAGTGGATATCTGTTGCAGGATGATATCTACCGATGGGACGGTAGAATTAAAAGAAAGGATTTGGATGAACAAACTATGTCAACACAATAAATCTGCGAATGCCCTAGCGGGTGCTTTATTATGTCCTGATTATATACCACATGACTATGAAAAATAACCTCTGGAAGAATTACAGAGACGTATTATGGGAAACCTTTCCCGACTTTCAAAGACAACCCATCTGGGCAGACTGGACAGGCAAAAAAGGAACAAGACTTACAGCACAGGTATACACACATGAGCACTTTATCAAAGCGAGGGAAGTTGACATCTGGGATGATACTACTTCTGTCTACAATAACATTCTTTACCCTAAAACTGGGAGTAATCTTCCCTGTTTTGGTATGGATCTTATGGGATTTAACGAGAATCGGGTAATCATTGTATTCGACTTTCAACATCCAGTAGAGAATTATCTGTATGAGGTAGACAGTCTACCCAAGGCAGAGAAAGAGTATCGGTTCTTTGAGATGGGTAATCATTTCTCCAAGAACATCTACGTTAGATATTGTAAGGCATCAGAGGTGGATGACTACCTACCGATGTTTAAGACTTATTTGTTGTGGTATAAACATATAATAGAAGAAGCACAACCATCTGGGTTCGATGCACACGAGACATATAGAGATTTTGACGCATATATGACACGTTTAGACCCTGTTGGAGGGTATTTGTCAGGAAAGTTTGGCAAAGAACAGGCAGAGGGGCTTGTCAATGGTTTCCTTTTCTGCTATAATAAATAGTGTGTTGGGCGACGGTTCAACACAGGGAGTGACTGAATAAACTTACTGGCAAACGCTAGTTAAGGTGATGAGACACAGGTGGTGCTGCACCGAGAGGTGAATCGACTTACCAGTCGGGTCTCAGGCAAAGAACGTATTTTACACTGTAGTAATGCCCGTTCTTTTGTCGGTACACAGTAATCCGACCTCCCACCCTTTTTTAAGGGACAATACACATAGTACACATAATACGGAGAATACGTATGTCTTTTGCTTCACTTAAGAAGTCTTCTTTCCAAGACTTACTCGCTAAAGCAGACAACCTTAACAAATCTGAGGCTAAGTCTGGACCTGACGAGAGATTATGGAAACCAGAAGTAGACAAAGCAGGTAATGGTTACGCAGTAATCAGATTTTTACCAGCACCCAATGGGGAAGACCTCCCATGGGCACAAGTATGGACACATGCCTTCCAAGGTCCAGGTGGATGGTATATTGAAAACTCATTAACAACTTTAGGCAAAAAGGATCCTGTTTCTGACTTGAACAGGGAACTCTGGAATTCTG